GTTAATAAGCAAGGTATCATTAATACACCAAACCACCCCACGTAGAGGCGGTTATTTGTGTTTGTTACCCACTTACAAAATTCCTGCCAATTAGTATTTGGTTTTGATAATGTAATTGCAGCCATTTAAAAAATTCCAGGTATAATTTGACCAGTAAATATGTAAGAGCCAAGAGCAGCAGCGAAGCCTATCATAGCTAATCTACCGTTAGTCTCTTCTGCAACATGCCATTGATCGTGTGAATGATTATGATTCATGATAATTGGTTGTGTTTCGTTTGGGAAAATGTTGTTCATTTTTTGTAAGGTTTTGTTGTTGTGGGATCGCCCTTAGAACCCACGTTTAGTTATCGTTTTCTTCGTTTATGGTTGTAGTTAATTCTACGTGAACTTGTTTTAGTTTTTCTAAACTTTGATTTTTCACCCTTAGACATTTCTTTGGTAGTCTTTGGTGTCTTAGAGGATACTCTTCGAGATGGACGACAAGCGGGGTAGCTTTTACGCTTTTCGCCTTTCTGTCTGCCACATGGCTTACCAGTTTTTACGTCCACCCACTTCTCTTTAAACCATCTTTTTAAACTCATTTACCTACTGCCTTCTGTGCTTTTTTGTGTGCTGCTGTAAAACTTTTACCAGCTCTCATCTCTTTACGCATCATAGCCATATGTTTAGAAGAGTGGTGTTTAGAGTGTTTCTTAAGAGTATCTTGTTGGCGTTTAGTTAATGTTGCCATTACTTCCGTTTACCTCTAGTGTATCCTTTAGCAGTTTTTCTTTTACCGCCCGATTTTACTTGTCCTTTACATACCTTCACACCATACGCATTTGCATATGCTGAGGGGTATACCTTAAACTTTCTTTTTGCAGCTGCTTTTCCACGGGCACATAGTTTAGCCATTTAACATTTCCATCTGCGTAGTGCCAACGCTTTACGGGTTGGCTTTCCGTTTTTTCTCATTGGCCCTTTGTTACCTTTCATGCGAGCACAAAAGGAACGCTTACGTGCACCACCCCCAGGCTGTGGAGCCTTGAGGTTGGAGCCAGTTGCACGATTATATTTCGCTCTACCCTTAGCAGTGAGACCACCCTTACGGGACTTCTCGCCTCTACCTATACTTAGGCTTACGCTTCTTTTTCTTGCCATGATTACAAGGGCATTTTTTTGCCATTATTTTTTCTTCAAGATTTTTTTACGTACAGCCGCAGGTAGTTTTGACATACCTTTGCTCATACCTTTTTTACCTTTTGCAGGTGGTCTGCCTTTCTTACCTCCGTAAGTACCCTTACCCATTGGCATAATTAATCTCCTATACTTTTAAATTTGATTGTGCAAGTTTTCTGATAACGTCATCTCTGAACGCTTCATCAGTTTGATATTCTGGTTTATTCATGTCTCTGACAACTTCTGCCATACTTCTGTAATTTTCAGTAGATGACTCCTTGCCAGTAACTATATTTGAATCACGCCCATTAGCGTCCTCGTATTGTCCCATAAGTGCTTTAACTGCAAATGATATAGCTGCTTTATTACCAGTAGCTAGGACTTCATCATAGCTTTTGGCATCTTGTTCTGTAAGATTATTACCCGCCCAATTCATGAGCTGTTCATATTCTTGTTCACCACCAGCTATGTTTTTCAAATCTTTTACTTCTGCATCAGATAACACAGGTTGTTGTGGCTCTGTACCCAACTGACCCTTTACCCCTGCTAAATAATTATCAACTATTTCTTTATTCAAGCCAGCAGTAGCTAACTTATCATACATGTCATCTGATAATGTGCCATTGTTTTCTTCAAAATGTTTAGACATCTCGAATGGATCTATTTCATTTGACTTAAATAAATTACCTAACTGTTCACCATATAGTTCGTTAGCTGTATCATAGTTAACATTACCATCATCAGTATAAAGTTGATATTCTGTTTCTGTTGTTGGCTCTATATTTTCTGTTACAGGTGCATCACCTAATTTTTTCTGTAGTTCAAGATATGCTGCTTCTAAATCTTCGGCACTCTTATACTTACCAGCAAGCATTTTATCTTGCTTAGACATAAGTTCTTCACCGATCTTTAAAGACTCAGCTTCTTTTTCTGCAATAGATTGTGCTACTACAGGGTCATCTGAGGTATCGTAGCGGATTGTTTCTGCCATTATTCTTGTGGTTGTTGTTGTGTAGCGATAGCATTAACAGCTTCAAGTGCCTCTGGATTCTTAGATGGATCTAACATTGGAGCGTTAGCCAGCTTACCAGCTTGATCTGTTAGTGACTGCATTTGTTGTGCTTGCATTGCTTGCTCTTGTTCAGCTTGACGCTCCTCATTAGTTTTAACTAAGTTAAGCATGTCAATACCTTGAGCTGCAGCAAGACGTTTGATGGCTTCATCAGGTTTCAAGAACTGAGCTAAAGCCTCTGGCCCCATAGTCTGTGCTATGGTTGTTATGAATTGCATCAGAGCCTCTCTGTCTTGACCTCTACCAAGTGCATTTATACCTGCAACAATAGTAGGTCTTACCAAAGACTTAGGTAGTTCTGGTATTTCTTTAGACTGTGTAAGGGTGTGCATCTTTCTTTTGAGGTAGGGTATTAGGAACTCAGTAGTTAACAAGCTGAACAGTCCACCCAGCTGTCTCTCTAGCTCCATCTGTGTCATCCTAACCTCTTCTGCTGTAGTACGTTCAGACTGTCTTGGAGTCAAAATTAAGAATGCTTCTGACAATCTTTTCTCCAGCATGTTTATCATCTGATATGCTGTTTGAAAGTCTGCAGTTTTACCGACCTGTACTACACCTATATCATCTGGTCTACCTTGTATGATAGCTCCATTACCTGCGTTAGCTAATGATGCTGGCTTTGTTGTACTTGAGGGTGATACAGTAAACACAACTTTTGCTGCTGCTGCACTACCTTCTACTATAGCTTGCATCAATGCCTCTAAAGATTTTAAGTCGCCAAGGAACTCCTCGACCCTAGAACGTCCGTAATCTTCTCCATCAACGGTGACAAAACGTAATGGTAGCCAAGGAGTTTTGTCCTTGGGAGCCTTACCTACGCTGTCTGGTAGGATTGTGTCGTTAGCTTCTTGATGCCAACGCCATCCGTTGTCTGTCATCTTTACACATGTATATACATCTACATCTTTACTTCCTTTGTAATCACCCTTTGAATCATCATTAACATTATCATCCAGTTCTGGGATACCTAATAATTTTTTACTGACTCTTTCTTTCGTGACTATTTCAATTACTTCACCGTTACCATCTCTTTCTACTACATAGCGATTGAGAGGGTAGACTTTCATACCTTGCTTACTCATATATATCAGAGCATTACCAGTAACAACAAGGTGTTTTAAGGCTGCAAAGATTTGAACTCTGTCGGTAGAACCTGCTATGCTATCCATAATCATACGTTCTACTTTTGCAAAGCTGAGATCTAACTCGCTCTTTGCTTCGGCAGGTACTTCTTCACCTAGTTTAGAATCGTCTACTTGCAGTTTAAAAAATGACGTGCTAGGAGGTAAGAGTCCAAGCATTAGTTTAGAACTAAGTGTGGTTACTCCTTTGGCTCCGACTGATTGCCAAGGCGTGGTAAAACTTTGATACAAAGCATCACCTTCATTACGCATTAGGAGTGTGGGAAGTGTTAGTTCCGCACACTCATAAGCAACGTCTAAAAACTGTTCACGGTGACTCGATAACTCTTGGTATCGCTGCCGTGCGTTTTTCATTAGCTGTAAGATCCTCCAGTTCCACTGCCACCAGATGCAGTATTAGTACCACTTCCAGTAGAGATACCTCTAAGACCACCTGATTTAGGTTTCTTAGTTTGTAACTGGGTAGTGCCTCGTCTAGCTGCTTTCTTAGCAACCTTCTTGGCTGTTACCTTTGCCTTTCTCTTTGTCTCATCCTCTGAAGTAGGAGTAGGTGTGGGAGCCTCTGGCACAGGTGTAGGAGCTGTTTGTACAGGCTGTGGGGGCGGTGGAGTGGATGGTGGGGCTGGTACAGGTGGAGGCGGTGGAGTGGAATTTCGACCACCAAATAGACCTGGAAGGCACATAATTATTCTCCTTTGAGTTTATTTTTTAATATTCTAATAATTGATAGTTGACCAGCCCTATAAGATATTGCTTTTTCTGATAGGTTGTGGTC